GCTAACTTTATGGTATGTTCTCCAACAATCGGTACTATCTTGGAATCAATCCCAGGATTTGCTGCTACAGATGGAGCGGATGCTGATACTATGAACTACGCGTTTGGTATCCAAAAAGTAGGTAACTTAAACACCAAGTTTGATGTTTATAAGAACCCATATATGACTGAAAACACTATCCTATTAGGATTTAGAGGTTCTCAGTTCTTGGAAACAGGTGCTACTTTTGCTCCTTATATTCCATTGATCATGACTCCTCTTGTATACGATCCACAGACCTTCACTCCACGTAAAGGCCTCTTGACTCGCTATGCTAAGAAGATGTTAAGACCTGAATACTATGCTAAGATCTATGTGAACGGTTTGAATACCCTCTAATTAGACTTTAGAATATACTAAGAGAAAGCCCCGCTTATGCGGGGCTTTTTTATTCTCTAGTAGTATACTATATGTATACACGTAATTAAAAATGTTATATAAAATGAAAGAGACCCCCTCACAACTGCCTATACCGGCATTCGTTATGAATTTTCCCTTCACATTATCTACTGCAAACCCCAATAATATTTGGATGCAAGAAATGGAAGAAGAAGCACTTAAAATAAATAAAGGAACTGCTTATCGTCAATTTTTAGATTTATATCAATTTGTAGCAGGCAATAGCTTAGCTTATGTACTACCCGCTGATGGAGATTTCCAAGATTTGGTATATGTAGCAAATTTAGGTATTTATTTACCTCATATTAAAGATTCAAATAATATTATTATGGCAAACTTTACTTCTGAACCTCGACAAGGGGAAGAAGAAGTTGGAAAACCATTTTTTGAATCCATGGGTTATAAAGTTCATATGTGTCCCTTTAAATGGGAAGGTGAAGCAGATTTAAAATATCTCTATGACAATGTTTATGTAGGGGGTTATGGAATGCGCTCAGATATTCAAGCCTATGAATGGATGGAAAAAGAATTTGGTATGAAAATCATTAAACTTGAGATGGTTGATGAATATCTATACCACTTAGATTGTTCTATTTTCCCGTTAACTAAAGAAAAAACATTGGTTTGCACGGAACTATATGATGATGTTGAATTAGCTGAATTATCACAATATACTGACGTAATAAACATAGAAGGTGACGACGCCCTTAACGGAATGGCAAATTCAGTACGTTTGGGCAACACAATTTTATGTGCTTCAAATATTTCTGAAATGACTAGAGCAGATGAAAATTATGAAGCAGAAAAACATAAAATTGAAAGCTTAGAAAAAATCTGCTTTAACGAAGGACTCGAACCAGTATTTTTCAATATCTCAGAATACATGAAGTCAGGAGCTATGTTAAGCTGTATGATAATGCATTTGAATTATGTAGATTACGATAAATCCCTCCTATAATGGCTCAATATTTAGAAGACTGGTTAGAGGGGGAGGTTGCAGAATTATCAAAATTGGAAGTAGGTGAATTATCAAATACTTTCTTTTTTAGAGACCCAATGCGCCCTAACTATGTAGACCACAGACACTTTTACTCCCCAGCCGACGGAACAATTTTATATCAAAAGGTAGTTCAAAACGCTACTGACCCTATAGTAGAAATTAAGGGTATGAATTATACAATTCAAGATGTACTTGGGGATAAAACTTACGATAAACCTTCTCTTGTAATTGGCATATTTATGTCATTTTATGATGTTCATATAAATAGAATACCCTACCCTGGTATATTACAATATAAAGGTTTAGATCCTATAGAATCTACTAACAAACCTATGTTAGCTATAGAAAAAGATATTTTAAATGCTGCTATTAACCCTAATAATTTAGAATATCTTAAGTATAATGAAAGAATGTGGAATAAAATTTACTCTCCACAATTAGATTATACTTATTACTTAGTCCAAATAGCAGACGAGGACGTAAATGTTATAGCTCCCTTCATTAATGACCAGAATTCACCTGTATCACAAAATGAACGTTTTTCACTTATAAGATGGGGCTCACAAGTTGACCTAGTTTTACCACTGGATGATAGATTTAACTTTGACCTTGTTTTAGAGAATGAAATGCATGTAAACGCCGGATTAGATAAACTAGTTAAAATTAACTTTAATAATGACCCATTTCAATACGACCGAAGAAGCTAAAGAAATTTTTAGAGAAAAAAAAGTAGCAAAAAACCCTATAAAGTTTAAAATACAATTAAACGATGAACAGAAAGAAGCAAAACAACTAATACTAGACAACACAATTACACTATTAGCGGGTCAAGCAGGATCAGGTAAAACCCTATTAGCTTGTCAAGTAGCTTTAGATGGTTTACTTAGAAGAATCTACACCAAAATCATTATTACTCGTCCTACAGTAAGTAAAGAAGAAATCGGTTTCCTCCCAGGTGATTTAAGAGAAAAAATGGACCCCTGGGTGCAACCTATTTATCAAAATTTATTTATGTTATATGATAAGGCTAAAATCGAAAAACTTATAGCAGATGGTAAAATAGAAATTGTACCTGTTTCATTTATGAGAGGTAGAACATTTTTAGATGCATGTGTTATTGTAGATGAAGCTCAAAATGTAACCCACGATCAAATGGAAATGATTACAACACGTCTGGGTTTAAGGTCCAAAATGATGGTATGTGGTGATGCTCACCAAACAGATTTAAAGAAAAAATCAGACTCTGGATTTAAATATCTTTACAAAGCATCACGAAAAATTAAAAATCTTGAAGCTATTACACTCCAATCTAACCACCGCAATGAAATTGTAGAAGATTTACGTGATTATTATGAAGATAACCCCATTTTCTAATATTTATAAATAAATCGACTTAACATGGCAAAAATTGAATGGGCTAATAGAGCAGACTCTGGATCTAACAGTGAGGTTAGTGCATCTATATTTAACGAAACCAAAACCTCAGTTAACACCTTATATGATATAATAGAGGCCCAAACTGGAAACACAGGCTCTTCCCCAACAGGAAGCCAATTTATCTCAGGCACTATTTATATCTCAAGTAGTATAATACCCAATACCGCACCGGGTGAAACCGTTTCTTCTTTTAGTTTAGGGGGACCTAACTCGGCATGGAGCGAAATTTATGTATCCGATGGATCTATAAATTTTGTATCGGGGTCAAATATATCTTCTTTTACTAAAGCGGAGTTAGACTCAATAAAAGAAGGTAAATCCGCTTCTACAGGATCAAAAGGGGGAATTAATTCGGGTTCATGGATTACAACTCAAGCAATATTTTCTGAAGGGGTTGATACTAGCTACTTCAGACTAGGCCCAGATAGAATTTATACATCTATAGGATCAAACCTTTTATTAGACCTTACAGGCTCTCAAGTTTTAATAGGTTTAAGTGGTTCTTCTAGTACTAACACACTTTATGGAAATCTTCATATTCCTTCTGGGAGTATCGAAGTAACAGGATCTATTATAGTTAAATCTAATTCCCCAGGCATTTTATCTTTAGGAGACCTTGTGCTGGGAGCAGGAGAAACAGGATCAGGGGGAGGTATCTTTCCCTTAAGTCCCTTTGCAGATGAAACCTTTTTGGGTGCCCTTGCTTCAGGAAACGATCAAATATGGATGTACAATAACGGAACATCTTCTTTTTCTTCTTTTGCTAACTTAGGTTACCAAAGTAAAATCTCAGGATCTAACTCTCTAACTACAGGATTCCAAACAATAGCAGGATACTACTCTCATGCTGAAGGACATCACACAACAACTAATCCTTCTACGGATGCAGTCTTAGGCCCTACAGTATATGGATTTGGTGCTTATGCCCACGCTGAAGGATCATATAGCACAGCTTCTGCATTTTATTCACATGCTGAAGGTCTAAATACTCTAACCACAGGCTCATCAGGAGGAGGACAGCATTCCGAAGGTAAAGAAACTATAGCAAGTGGTGAAGCTTCCCATGCTGAAGGTTACTTAACTATAGCATATGGGGCTACATCTCATACCGAAGGATTTGGAACTATAGCACTAGGAGTTTCCTCTCATGCTGAAGGATTTTATACCATAGCATCGGGGTCAGCTCAACACGTTCAAGGTAAATATAATACCCATGATAATACTACTTCCTTAATGATTATAGGAAACGGTGTTAGCGATGGAGCTAGAAGTGACTTAGCTTTATTTAATTCTAATGGCATTGAATTTAAAAACGACCTTACAGCATCTCTCATCTCAGCTAGTGGTGCTTTATATGCCGCTATCCCTGAAGATACTAATAGTAGTGGTACTAATGTTGTAGTATATGATCCTACAACAGGTCAATTCGAATATACAGGTTCATATTCTTCTGGGGGGAGTGGAGGGGAAGATACTGATTGGTATATAACCGCTGATAATTTAAATGTTACTTCTTCCCGAACTGTAGTTATCACAGGAAGTTTAGCTCAAGGCCAATTTAACATTGTTGGAGGTTTATACTCCCATGCACAAGGATATGATACTATAACACAAGCAGGATATTCACATGCTGAAGGAAATGGAACCGTAGCGGGGGCTGAAGGATCTCATGCTGAAGGACGCACTACAAAAACTAATGGAGTTTACTCCCACACTGAGGGCCGTGAAACCCAAACTTTAGGGAACTACTCTCACGCTGAAGGTTACCTAACTACAGCATCAGGTCAATTCTCTCATACTGAAGGCGAAGCCACACTTGCCTCAGGGAGGGGATCTCATGCTGGAGGTTATAACACCCATGCAACAGGATCATTTACCCATGCTGAAGGGTACGATACATTTGCCTTTGGAAGGGGATCCCATACCGAAGGATCTTTCACATCCGCCTCAGGTGATTTTTCCCATGCTGAAGGTACCCTTACACTAGCTATAGGAGAATCATCACATGCTCAAGGATTCACAACTCTAGCAAATGGTTCTTACTCATTTGCAGCAGGTTCTGGATCAAGAGCCCAAGGTACCGGTTCATTTTCTACAGGTGATAATACAATTGCCCAAAGGGATTACTCAACTGCGGTAGGTAAATTTACAAAATTCGGTGATGCTGATGGGATAGGAAAAATCGATGAAGCTTTATTTATTGTAAGTAATGGTACTAACGATGGAAGTAGAAAAAATATTGTAGTAATCAATACGGCTTCAATATTCTTAGATGCTCAAAGCTTACCCACATCAGACCCCGAATTTATAGGCCAAGTATGGAGAGATGGAGTTAACTTAAAAATTTCATTAGGATAATAATTAATGTCTTCTAGAATACCATTTGAATGGGGTAATGCTAATTTTGCCTGGAACACTAACCCATTTGGAGCAAGACAAAGCCGTAACCCCTTTACATGGGACGATTGCGCTCTAGTTGAAGAAGTAATACAAGCCGGAAGAGCTTATGGTGAAGTATTTAAAGATAAAAAAAAGAAAAAACGCTTTATAAAACTCATATGCCAAATAGAAGGCGTAGAATACAAAGAAACTAAAGAGGTAAAGGAAAGGCAAATACGTATTACGGATGTAGCGCTAGTTGCTAAGGAAGTATTAGGAATAGATTTAAAAATAGACATATAATGTACAAATTATTTACTGACAAAACCGAACTCTTTGAGTGTAATATAAAATTAGAAGGGGCTTCTTTAAAGAATAGTCAAGCACGTCTATTAGTAGAATCTGAAGGCTTAAACCTTATGTTTAAGGGCACTATAAGTTCAACAGGCAAATGCCAAATTCCTATTAAAAAATTAAAAGGTCTCTTAGATGAAAACATCAGTGGAGATATCAAATTGGAAGTAATTGCGGATGATACTTATTTTACCCCATGGAAATCAAAATTTACAGTAGATACTTCACGAAAGATTACCGTAGAAGTTAAATCTCAAGAAGATTTAGAAGTCTTAACTGAATCAAAACCTACAGTCTCTGTAGAGAATGTTAAAAATAGCGTGTCTCTCCACGAAAGGGAACATATCATTACCCTACTACGGTTGTTGATTAAGGAAGATATTAATTTAGAAAATCTCTCTATTAAAAAAGATAAACTCAACAATCTTGTTGGTACTTACTTACAAGAAAATGAAATTGCCTCTAATCAAAAGGAAACCATCATTGAAGGAGTATTAACAGGGTTGTCTAAAATAGGTTAAGAATGGCATTACCTGATTTAACAGGGCAAAATATAGAAAATACTTATCAAAGGGTATTACAAACTGATGGCACTGTTATATATGATGGTACTGGGTCAGTTTTTCTCCCTATAAGTGCTTCTTACGCGGTAACTGCTTCTTATGCTGAATATGCTGTATCTGCTTCCCATGAGATTATAAAAGAAGTATCCTCTTCTTATGCCGATTACGCCAAAGAATCAGGATTATCCACCTCCTCCATATCTGCCTCTTATGCTTTAACAGCTTCTTATGCTTTAAACTCCCCTGATACATTCCCATACACAGGGAGTGCTATAATTAGTGGTAGTTTAGTAGTTACTGGATCTACAGAAATACAATACTTAACAGCCTCAGGACTTAACTACCCTGCTATTGATGGGGGTGAAAAACAATTTATTACTACTGATGGTAGTGGTAATCTAAGTTTTGATTGGTCTGATAGAACTAACATAGATGTAAAAAATACATATGGGATAACCTTACCTATAGGAACACCTGTATACATAAGTGGCTTCCAGGGAGCTTCTATATTTCAAATTGCCCCTGCTTCTGCTTCAGAAGCTAACACCATGCCCTCTATTGGTATTTTAGACCAAACATTAAATGCCAACGATCAGGGTTATGCTACTTTATTAGGTGCCGTAAGAGGGGTTGATACTAATGGGTATTCAATTAATCAAAGTTTATATGTAGGTGAAGGAATCTTAACTCCTAACAGACCAACAGGTTCTGCTTTAATCCAAAAAATCGCTAGAGTAGGAAGAGTTGCCAATAATGGAGAAATAACAGTATTAGGAGCGGGGAGAAGTAATGATATACCTAACCTCCAACCAGGTTATGCTTGGGTAGGAGATAGTACCTGGAATGCGGTTGCAACACCTACATCATCATTTAATGAAGATCCATTCCCATATACAGGAAGTGCTATAATTAGTGGTAGTTTAGAGGTAATAGGAGATACTAACATTACAGGTTCACTTATCACATCAGGTTCTATTGTAGATTTTTCTTTAGCATCTTCTATTAATCTAGGTTTAGAACCTGCATTTAAGTCCGCAGGACTTTTTTTTATAAATACTTCAGTAAACTATAACGTAACTACCCCTATAAATGTTCAGTTTGACCAAATTGAATACAACCAAGGAAGTTCTTTAACCCCTTCAACAGGGAGTAATACATCAGTAATTACTATTTCTGAAGCAGGATATTACCAAGTAGATGCTGCAGTTGCCTTTAATACAGGTGGGGCAAGAACTACTCCTGGAATGAATATCTTTATTAATGGGGTTGAAGTACAAGGTAGAGCTTATGGTTATATAAGAAATGCTAGTGGGGCTGATGAGGCTAGTTGTACTCTTTCTAGAATTATTTATTGTCCTGGCGGTAATGAACAAATAGAAATTAAAGTAGCTAACTATGCAGCAAGCGGTACTTGCAACGCCCAACAAGGATATTTTCAATTAACTAAAGTAGATAATCCCGCTTTACAAGGTCCTGCTGGACCAGCAGGCCCCGCAGGGCAAGCTGGTACTTCTTTTTCAGTTTCTTTAGAAAGTACAGGAAGAACACTTGCTTTAAGTGATAATTTAACCTATATAAAATGTTCTCCTTCCTCCCCAGGAGCTACTTACACAGTCCCTCCCCAATCAGATGTTTCATGGCCTGATTCATGTGAAGTAGCTTTTGAACAGGGTAATGCCTTTCCTATTACTATAGCAGCAGGGAGCGGAGTTACAATTAATTCCTCAGCAACTCTTGTAACGTCAGGTCAATATGCTGTTATAGCTTTAAAAAGAGTCAGTACTAATACATGGACTTTAACAGGTGAACGAGCAACTACTTGATAATGGCTTTTCTTTTTGAATTATCTGCTGCCGCTTATCCAAGAACATCAACAAATGTTTTACCTTTTAATTTTACTATAGATACTAGAAATACTGAAGTTGGAAGTACCACAATATTTCAATATAGACTTCCCACAATATCTACAGGAACTTATGATTTTAGTGTTTCTTGGGGTGATGGTACCTCTGATAATATCACTTCTTGGAATCAATCTGAAGTTGTTCACACGTATAATTCTGTTGGGATATATGATATCATTATTTCTGAAAATATTTCTAATGGGGTTGACCATATTTCATGGGCAGCCCAAGATGGCAGTACAGCAACTGCTGCTAATGATAGGCTTAAATTAATAAATGTAAAATCTTGGGGTCCTGTAAAAATATATCTTTCTGATAAAATTTTTCAAAATTGTGAAAACTGGTATATGACTGCTACGGATGTTCCTAATTTTGGATCTAAAGATATTCCTCGAGGTGGTAATTATCAAACCTTTATAAATAATAATTCTCTTGTAGGTGATTTTACTTCTTGGGGTACTTCTGGGAGCCCTATAACAGGAGACTTTAGACAATTTGCACAAGGATCTGACAACCCAAATATTAATTTTCATGCTACCATAGGACTTTCAAGTACTTCACCCCCATACGCAATGGAGGGAGTATTTCAAGATACCCAATTTACAGGATCTATATCTAATTGGGACATTAGTAATGTAACTTCATTTAACTCACTATTTGCCGGAAATACTGTTTATAATAATCCCGAGATTGTAAATTTTAATACAAGTTTAATAACTAGAATGAATGCGATGTTCAACGGAGCTACTTCATTTAACCAGGATATTTCAGGTTGGGATGTAAGTAGTGTAACGGATATGAGGTCCATGTTCCTAAATGCCTCCTCATTCAATCAAGATATTAGTAGTTGGGATGTGGGTTCTTTAACAGCTATGAGTTACATGTTTGCAGGAATATCATTCAATCCTGATGTTTCTTTATGGGATGTGAGTAATGTTACAGATTTCCTAAGATTTATTCAAGAAAATCCTATATTCAATGCTGATATATCAAATTGGGATGTCAGTAGCGCGTCAACCTATGAATTTATGTTTAATTTCGCCCCCGTATTTAACCAACCCATAGGTAATTGGACTTTAAGTTCTACTGCTACTTCTATGCGTAGAATGTTCCAAGGAGCTACATCATTTAACCAAAGCCTTTCAGGGTGGGATGTGAGTAACATTACTAATTTTACTGAAGTTTTTACAGGTGCCACTGCTTTTAATGGAAATGTTACAACTTGGGATGTTTCTAGCGGAACTACATTTTTTGAAATGTTTGAAAATTGTTCTAGCTTTAACCAAAATATTGATAATTGGAATATTTCTGGGGGTTCTCTTTATGGAATGTTTAATGGTTGTACTAATTTTGATCAACCCCTCACAAGTTGGTCAAGTTCTATTAGTAATGTTTCTACTATAGATACTATATTTTTTAATGCAACATCTTTTAATCAGGATATATCAAGTTGGGATGTAAGTAATTTAACAAGTATGCAACGGGTATTTTATAATGCCGATGCTTTTGATCAAGATATTAGCAGTTGGGATGTATCTAATGTTACTAATTTTACTAGTATGTTTTATGATTGTCGTGATTTTGATCAAGATATATCTAATTGGAACACAAGTGCCGCTACTACATTTCAAGATATGTTTTTTAGAGCAGGATTTGGTGCCCCTACAGGAACTGGATTTAACCAAGATTTAGGAAGTTGGGATATAAGTGGTGTAACTAATATGTCTAGAATGTTTAGAAATGTACCTAACCTTTCAGACGAAAACTATAGTAATATTCTTATAGGATGGGCTGCCCAAGCTCCTAATATACAATCTAATGTAACCCTTGAGGCTAATTTAACCCAATACTCAGGATCCATTGCAAGTTCTGCACGAAACACTCTTACCGGTACTTACGGGTGGACTATTTTAGATGCGGGTGATAATGGTCAATAATCTTTAAATTAAAAAATGCAATTAACTACTACTACTTTCCAATGCACAGAAGAAACAGGACCCAAATTTTGGGTTGCATATTCTAATGGAATTGAGCTAACACCCCAACAAATTGGTTATATAGAACCTGAACAAACATTAACCACAGGTCAACAATTTTTAAGTATTTTTAATGATGAACAATCCCTTGCTGATTATATTGAATTGATTAATGGGATTAGTGATTGGTATTGGAGAGATGACGTACGTATCCCTTACCCTCCTAATCCTAATGAATGGTACCCTATTTAATTTATAAATAATTAAAACCTAACCTCCTTTAAAATCCTGCTATATTTATAACAAAACAACATGCCCAATACTCCCATCTGGCCCGGTTCATCTTCATTTGCCCCGGGTGAAACACCATTCGGTTTTTATGACAGTGATGTTGAATTCCAAACTGATGCTGATGCCGTATCTGTATTTTGTGCTCGCCGTTTAGGATACCCTTTAACAGATGTTGAATTGCAAGATATTAGCTTTTATGCTGCGTTTGAGGAAGCAGTAACCACGTATGGTAATGAAGTATACGCGTTTCAAGCGAGTGAAAACTATCTCTCACTAGAGGGGTCGACAACGGGATCACTATTAAATTATAAACTACAACAACCTAACTTAGCAGGAATTGTTCGTTTATCTGAACAATATGGTGAAGAAGCAGGTGTAGGAGGTACTGTAACTTGGAGAGATGGTAGCCTCGATCTATCAGCTAATGTTCAAACTTATGACATGACAGCCTGGGCAACGGGTTCAGGTATAGAAGCAGGCAATTTAGAAATTAAACAAATATTTTATGAATCTACTCCCGCTATTGTAAGATTCTTTGACCCCTACGCAGGTGTTGGAGGTTCTGATGTAGGAGGGATGATGGACCAATTCGGATTTGGAAACATGTCTCCGGGTATCAATTTCATGATGATGCCCATTAACTATGACTTACAAGTCTTACAAGCTATTGAGCTTAATGATACTATTAGAAGATCTAACTATAGTTTTGAATTAATAAATAATCAACTAAGAATATTCCCTATTCCTAATGGTCCCGGAAAGCTACGTTTTAAATACATTTTAAAAACTGATAGAAATAGGGCAGTAGTATCTGGAAGTATGGGAATAGGAGTAGTAACAGATATCTCCACAGTACCCTATACAAATCCAACTTATTCATACATTAATTCTATTGGCAGACAATGGATATTTGAATACACTTTAGCTCTATCTAAAGAAATATTAGGTTATGTAAGAGGTAAATATACAACAGTACCTATCCCGGGAGCTGAAGTAACCCTCAACCAGGCAGATCTAATCCAATCCGCCACTACAGATAAAACAGCTTTAATTGAAAGATTAAGAGCATATCTAGAAGAAACATCAAGAAATAGGTTATTAGAAAAGAAAGCAGCAAACGCCGAGTTTATACAAAAGGATCTTAGTGCAGCACCCTGGACAATCTTTATAGGCTAATGGCATTTTTTGGACGAACACGAGATGTAAATTTATTTACAACTGTCAATAGAGAGTTGTTAGGGAATATTATAACCCAAGAATGTGCATTTTACAAATATAACCTAAACCAGACTACTATAAACATATATGGTGAATCTGCTGAAGATAAGTATTACGATGGGCCGGTTTTATTCAATTGTTTAATTGAAAGACAAGTCCAAGCAAACCCCATAGATGATATGGGTCTTCCTGATTTTGAATGGCCCATTACCTTTAGATTTCTTCGTGAAGATTTACAAGATGCCAAATTAGTTCCCGAAGTAGGAGATATAATTTTATATTATGGAGGTTACTATGAGATAGAAAACACTAATGCTAACCAATTTATTGTAGGTAAAGACCCGGATTACCCATATAATGTAAATCCACTCAACCCAGGCTTAGAAATTTTTGGATCTAATTTTTCTATTATTTGTGAAACTCATTATGTCCCTGGTGATAAACCCGGCATAACTAAAGAAAGATTATAATGGCTACACAAGGAAGAATACCAATACCAAAAACTCAAGCAGAGATAGCTAATAGCTTTATTGAACCCTTTGATACTGCAAGGGGTAATCCAAACCAACCTCAAGATTTAAATAGAGGTAATAAAACATCTCTTAGAGATGACACTGCTAAGCCTTTTTCAGTAGGAATTAAGGATATAGATGAGTCTATAATGTATTACTTTCAAAATGTTATTAAACCTTTTGTAATGCAGAATGGACAACGTATTGAAGTTCCTTTAATATATGGTTCTCCTGAAAGATGGAAAACAGTCCAACGTGATGGATACATGAGAGACCAGAGAGGTAAACTTATGTCTCCTGTAATTATGTTTAAACGTAATTCACTTACTCCTATTAAGGGGCAGTATAATAAATTGGATGCTAACCACCCGGTTAACGTAGCTTATTCGCAAACTTCTTATAATAAACAAAATGCGTATGATAAGTTTAATATTCTTAATAATAGGGTTCCTGTTAGAGAATTTCATACTATTGTAGTCCCCAACTACGTTCAAATGACTTATAGCTGCATAGTATACACATATTATGTAGAACAATTAAATAAAATAATTGAATCTGTAAATTATGCTGCAGATTCATATTGGGGAAATCCCGAAAGATTTAAATTTAAAGCAACTATTAATTCCTTCACTACAGTAACTGAAGTAAGTGCTGGGAAAGATCGTACTGTTAGAGCTAATTTTGATGTAAATCTAATGGGGTATATCATTCCTGATATCCCTCAAAAAGACCTTACAGTAGATAAGAAAAGATTCAGCCAAGCTCAGTTTGTCGTACAACAAGAAACTGTAGCTAATTTAAATGATCTTAATCAAGCCCAAATCAACCAACCCATCGACACCAGAAATCCTCAAAATACTGATACAAATATTTTTCTTTAATGTTTTTTTAGAAAAAAGTTAATATTTATGACAAACAGTTTCAATAAAAATTTAATATTTATCAAAAATGAGTGAACAAATTAAACTATCTCAAGAAGAAATAAATTCTATTAAAGAGTTACAATCCCAGCAACAGAATCTTATTACCCAATTTGGGCAATTAGAATACCAAATGCAGTTGTTAGAGTTGCAAAAAGACCAATTAGTAGAAGCTATGGGTGAGTTACAAACTAGAGAAACAAAAACAGGACAAGACTTAACAGAAAAATATGGGAACGGAACCGTCGATTTAGAATCGGGGATGTTTTCAAAAACGGAATAAAATATTTTAACAATATATCAAAATGGCAGAACAAATAGTATCACCTGGAGTATTCACAAGAGAAAACGACCAGTCATTTATCACACAACAACCTGTAGAAGTAGGAGCTGCAATTGTAGGCCCTACTGTTTTAGGCCCTGTTGAAATCCCAACTATAGTTACTTCTTATAGTGAATACCAAAATAGATTTGGCTCAACTTTTGTAAGTGGTGGGCAAGTTTATTCCCATTTAACAGCGGTATCAGCATATAATTACTTCCAAAACGGAGGTAATACTTTGTTGGTAACTAGAGTTGTAACAGGTTCATTTACGTCTGCTGAATCCAGGATTGACGGAGACTCATCTACATCTCTTATACTTAAAACTATTTCTGAAGGTACTATTATGAATAGTGGTGGGGGAGTTGAAGGAAATGATGGGGATTTACCAAATGGAACTGATAGCAATGTAAGATGGGAAGTATCTTTTTCAGACACAGGATCTGGAACTTTTAATCTTTTAATTAGACAGGGTAACGATTTAACCAACGACAAATCTGTATTAGAAACTTATGCCGGAGTATCATTAGATCCTTTCCAAGATAATTATGTAGCTAAAGTAATAGGTGACAGTTCTCAACAACTCCTATCTGATAGTGATGGAAATAAGTATTTACAAGTAACTGGATCTTATCCTAATAAAAGTAATTATGTTTATGTAAGTGAAGTATTGCAACCTACCCCTAATTTCTTTAATAACACAGGGTCCGCTGCAAGTGTTGCTTATGAAGAATCTATCCCTGTAGTTGCAAGTGGATCTTTCTTACAAGGCTTAGGTGAATTAACAGGCAGTGAACAAGCTTTATTTAATGAAAAAATTGATACTAATACTCAAGGCTTAAGAGCTGAGGATTATAGCGACGCATTTAGTTTGTTAACTAACAACGACGAATACCAATACAACGTAATCACCGCTCCTGGATTGTTCCACGGTATAGCAGCACATACTGGCGTATTAAACACATTAATAGCTAATACTCAAAATAGAGGAGATGCGATCGCTGTAGTTGATCTTACAAAATATGGATCTACTATTACTTCTACCACAAACCAAACTTCAGGCATTAACTCTAGCTATGCAGCTTCATACTGGCCTTGGTGTCAGATTATTAATCCTAATACAGGAAAAACTAATTGGGTTCCAGCATCAACATTAATCCCAGGTGTATATGCCTTTAATGACAATGCTTCTGAACCGTGGTTTGCACCTGCAGGTATTAATAGAGGAGGTTTATCTCAAGTAATCCGTCCTGAAAGAAAATTACAAAGATCACAAAGAGATACTTTGTACGAGAGCAATGTAAACCCAATTGCTAATTTCCCTGCAACCGGAACAGTAGTATTTGGACAAAAGACATTACAAAAGAAAGCATCTGCACTTGATCGTGTAAATGTTAGAAGGTTATTAATTGCCCTTAAGAGCTATATTGGTCAAGTTGCTAACAACTTAGTATTTGAACAAAATACTGCAGCTACTAGAAATAACTTCTTAGCCCAAGTAAATCCATACATGGAAAGTGTGCAACAAAGACAAGGTGTATATGCCTTTAAGGTAGTAATGGATGCGTCTAATAACACTCCTGATGTAATCGATAGAAATCAAATGGTAGGCCAGATATTCTTACAGCCAACCAGAACAGCAGAATTTATAATCCTCGATTTCAACGTATTGCCAACAGGAGCTGAATTCCCCGCATAATAAGAAATTGAATTTGTAATATTTATAACAAAACACGACAATGGCAGTATTAGATCCCAACGAAATATTTTTCACCCCGTTTGAACCAAAACAACAAAATAGATTTGTTTTGTATGTAGATGGATTTCCCGCTTACCTTATTAAAGGATTAGGAGCAGTTTCAGTATCCCAAGCAACAATTCCTTTGAATCACATTAACGTTCAAAGGTTTGTAAAAGGCAAAACCACTTGGGGTACCATATCAATGACATTATTTGATGCAATTACTCCTTCTGGAGCTCAATCAGTAATGGAATGGGTAAGATTACACCACGAATCAGTAACAGGCCGAGATGGTTATTCTGATTTCTATAAAAAGGATATGACAGTAAATGTCTTGGGTCCTGTAGGTGATGTAGTCTCAGAATGGATCATTAAAGGAGCTATAATTACCGAAGCAACATTTGGTGATTACAATTACGATAGTGAGGGTGCTGTTGAAATCTCAATGACAGTACAACCTGATTACTGTGTATTGAATTTCTAATACAAAATACAAAATATAAAGAAAGAGCGTACGAAAGTGCGCTCTTTTTATTTTATTATATATTTATATCAAACAAATAGTTATCCATAATGGCACTCGACAACCTAAAGTTACCTACAGAAACTGTAGAACTCCCTTCAAAAGGTCTTTTATACCCAAAAGACAACCCCCTTTCTTCCGGAACCATAGAAATGAAGTATATGACTGCTAGGGAAGAAGATATTTTAACCAACTCTGCTTACATTAAAAACGGAACAGTAATTGATAAACTTCTTCAATCTTTAATAGTTTCAAGTATTAAGTATGATGACTTATTAATTGGGGATAAAAACGCAATTTTAATAGCAGCACGTGTATTGGGGTATGGTAAAGACTATGAGTTTACTGTAGGAGATACTACTCATATTGTAGATCTTACCCAAATTGAAAATAAACCCTTCGATGAATCTCTTTTTACCTCCGGAGTAAATGAATTTAGTTATACCTTACCTCATACAGATACCGACATCACTTTTAAATTACTATCCCATGGTGATGAGAAAAAAATCCAAAAAGAACTTGCAGGTATTAAAAAACTAAACCAATCTAATCCCGATGGTTCTACAAGATTAAAGTATATCATTACTTCAGTAGGGGAAAGTAGGGAACCTAAGGATATAAGAGAATTTGTAGATAATTACTTACTAGCTAAAGATGCCAGAGCTTTTAGAAAATATGTTCTTGAATTTCAACCCGACGTTGATTTAACTTTTTTTCCCGATGATGGAGGGGATTCTTTCCCCCTCCCAATTGGTATCCGCTTTTTTTATCCTGACTTCGAGTAAGGCAGCTTATTTAAGAAAGTCTACATTTACTCAAATACATGAAATAGTATTTCATGGGCAAGGGGGATATGATTGGGAAACTGTGTATAATATGCCCTTATGGCTTAAAAAATTTACTTTTGAGCAAATTAAAGATTATTATAATCAAAAATCTAACAATGCTAAAGAATCCCAATCTAAAACCCCTAACCAAACCACAGTAATAGATTCATCTGGAAAGGTCAAATCCCCAGAACATTTAAAACGAACCACATATCGATAAAGGTTTTATTTTTAAATATTTATAATAAATCCTTAACATGGCAGCAGGAGACGACATCAATAGAGCTAGAGAAGAAACTCAAAAATTAACTCAAGAAACCACTTTTTTAATTGATGCCTTTTCTTCATTAGGTGTTACTATTACGGATGCTATTACGGATGCTATTGACTCTGCTCAAGGGTTAGATAAAATTAGCCAAAAAATAGCTAAAACTTATGAAAGGGATTTAACTAAATCCGTTAAGGGAATAGTCAGTAGCCTGGATACTCAACTTGATCTTCAAAGAAAGATAAACAAAGGTCAAGATATAAGTAAAGAAATTCTTTCTATTAGAGAAAAAAGCGAACAAAACATAGTAGCACTCCAATCCCGTATTAATTTACTTCAGATGAATGGAGTAGGAATAAGCGAAGAACTTACAGTAGAACTTCAAAATCAAATTAAGTTAGAACGTAAAATTTTAAAGGATTTAGAAGAACAAAATGATGAAAGAGGTAAATCTTTAGGCCTTGTAGGAAAACTTACGGGGGGGTTAAATGGAATTCTAAAAAACTTTGATAAGTCTGGAAAATTATCTTCTATTTTAGATATAGAGGGGGCTACTAATCAAACATCTCGTATGACAGATGTTATGAGTCGTAGATTAAAAATAAGTAGTAAGGAAATTTCAAATTCTAAAAAATTAGGATTTTTTATTAAACAAATAGGTAAAAACTTATTATCAAACATTAAACCCACTGATATATTTACTGCTCTTTTAGTTAAAAGTTCCCAAGCTCTTAAAAAAATAGATACTAGAGTAGTAGGTTTAAGAAAAAATTTAGGATTAAGTGCTGGTGAAGCTACTAACCTAAATGATAAACTTGCTATGACCGCTTTCACGAGCAACAAAATAGGAGTTAATGTTGATACCCTTACTAAATCCGTTAATGATTTAAACTCATCATTAGGAGGTACTGCTATAATATTTGATGAAGATTTACTAGTATCTGCTACCTTTTTAAGAGAAAGATTTAATATGTCTGAAGAAGCTTTAGGTAATGTTACTAAAGAAGCATTAGCTACGGGTCGTTCTTTAGAAAGTATAAAAAATTACCAATTAGAATCTTTAGTAGCAGCTGAAAAAACCTTAAAAGTTAACTTAAACACAAATGCCGCTTTAGATAAAGCTAACAAAATATCAGGAGCCCTAAGACTAAACCTAGAAAAAACCCCTGGAGGTTTAGTTAAAGCGGTAGCTCAAGCAACTGCTTTAGGTTTAGAAGTAGAGCAAACTGCTAAAATGGCTGGAAAGTTACTTGATTTTGAATCAAGTATTGAAGCTGAAATGCAAGCTGAACTTTTAACTGGTAAACAACTTAATCTTGAACAAGCTAGATTACTAGCATTAAATGGAGATACAGCAGGAGCGGCCGCTGAAATAGCTAAACAAGTAGGTAGTGCTGCTGAATTCCAAGCTATGAATGTAATTCAACAACAAGCGTTAGCGGATGCTGTTGGATTAACTGCTGATGAATTAGCTAATTCTCTTAGAACTCAAGAAAGCATATCATCAGAAGCAGATAAATTTACGGAACGAACTGCCGAAGGAGCAGAAGAAGCAGCTACAGCATTATCGGTCCAACAAAGATTAGCGGGTGCTGCTGAAAAATTGGCAGGAATATTAGAATTTTCTGCTATAGCTGCCGCTGTTTTTGCAGGAGCTTTAACAGGAATTTTCTTTGGTCCTATAGCTGCAATTGCTATGGCAGCCACTGCGGGATTAGCAACAGCAGCACTTTTAGGCACATTCCAGGGAGACGATATTATCTCTCCATCACAAGGAGGATCAGGATACGGTAAACGTACCTTATTTGGTCCTGAAGGTGCAATTTCCCTAAATGATAAAGATACTATAGTAGCAGGTACTGATTTAAAAATGGGAGATGATATAGTATCACCCCCACAAATGGGTATAACTGAAACTATTACAAATAATAACAATACTGAAACTGTTACTAATAATAATAACAATACTGAAAGTTCTCCTACCTCAATAAACATAGCTCCTTTAGTAGAACAAATGAATAAAATGAATGCTACCTTAAATGCTATTTTAGGTAAAGAGGGTACGGTTACATTGGATGGTACAAAAGTAGGAACTGCCTTAACAGTAGGATCTTATAAATTACAATAATTTAATATTTATAACAAAATCACAATCATGTCAATTATTAACCTATACAACACATCACCTTCTGATCTTGCAAGTAGACCCCCAACGGTTCCTGCAGGCTCATTTTTTGGAACTAATTTATCAAAACTCCATGATGAGTATTCTTTAAATGCTAATCCTAAATTACCTAGTTTACCCTCTCCAACCTCTCTAGGTTTGCGAGGCATTACTCCTGCAGATAATTATAGGGATAACGCTCCTGAAAATAGATCATTCTAATAGATGCCCTTAATTGATCTTAAAACAGACCTTAAGTCTCTAACCTATGGAAAGGATCGCCCTGGTGGGGGTAGTAGTAAAGAACCTTTTATTACAGAACCTATTCCGGAAGGGGAAACTCCTGGGGCTTCTAACGACTTTCTCCTACGCCAAGGAGCTATCGGAAGAGGAGTTGAAGATGTTTCAAGATTAACTAAATTACTTTTTTCTACTACTAAAGGTCTTAACTTTACAACTACTACTAATCTTCTATCTAGAACATCAGTAAAAACAGAAGCAACTACCGGCCCTGCTTACGCTGCAGGTACCATTAATCAAGGAGTTTATGTTCCCTCTTCTACCCTAGCTCAAGTTGTGGCTGGATTTGGAGGCACTCATTTAAATTTATTAGGCTTGGATCCAACTTCTCCCATGGCTGGGATAGTTGAAGGAGGGTTATTCCCTGGAGGGGGTCTTATTAGATATGAACAAGCGGTCCACGACCAAAATAATCAATTAGGAGATAGTAGTAATAATAGATTAGTATCTTTATATGATACTAAAATTTTAGGTTCACTATTTCCTAAAAACCCTCTAGTTGCTTCTAGTGACCTTAATATACTATCTTATAGTGGGGGGCCGGGATCCACATTAGGTGTAGGTAAGACTATAACTAAAAGAGCAACCTATACTACAGGCAAAAATGAATACGGGTGGACTACTGGATCTTTTTTAGACAATTCCTTCAACAAAGTATCAGCAGCTCAAACTTATTTTAATACTAATTACTCTTCTAAAGAACAAGAAATTAATACACCTTTAGGTCCAATTACTTTAAAGGGAATTGAAGCAGGCACATACAATAGTGCTGAAAACTTTCCTAAGGGGGTAGTTAATTCTGGCTCTATTGTAACACTTACTACGGCATACAAAAAACCTGATGGAAGCTCTATTGAATACCATCCAAACTCTCCTAATGAGTTAACTAATGACTCTGTCACTAGTTATACCCAACGTTCATATCAATCCAACCCAGATTTTATACTTAGAAAGTATGGTAACTTAGCATCTCCTGTAAGTGGGAGTAAACAATATACTTACACAGGGGATAAATTTAGTGCAACAAATACCAACTTATTAAATGTTAGTAGTGGGTCAAGCGCAGAAGAACTTGGAGAATCCCAATTATTTAAATTTTATTTAAATCTTCTTAACCCTGATAACCCCTCTGATAACGAATACCTTTACTGGCAAGCTTATGTAGACAACTTCTCAGATTCTATAGGAGCCCAATATGATGAATACACTTATACCGGTAGAGGATATCCTTCATATAAGTATAAGGGGTTTAGTAGGGCAATAAATTTAGACTTTACAATAGTAGCCGAAAATCCAAATCAAATAATTCCTATTTATGCTAAATTAAATAAATTAATACAAAATTTAGCCCCTAACTACAGTAATAGCGGTTATATACGTGGAAATTTTGTTAAATTGACATTTGGAGATTATTTGAATGACGTACCCGGAATTGTAACTGGTTTTACATTATCTCCAATATTTGAAGCTGGGTTTGATATAGATAAGGGGAAACAACTCCCAAAATCCATTAAAGTAAGTGGGTTTAATTTTACTCCAATAACTGATAATAGTAAAGGATTAGTAAGCAGTGATAGCAAATTTATTTCATATCAATAATGAATAGATATAATAATATTCCCATATTTCGTACTCCTGTAGGGAAAAGATATAGAGCTAATGTAAAATATCCTGAAATTCCCTTTAGCGATAATGATTTCTACGTTATAGCCGAAGAAGGGGATAGATACGATCTATTAGCTTATCAATACTATGGGGATGTTACTTTATGGTGGGTTATATCATCCGCAAACCCTAGATTCAAACCTAATAGTTTGTACCCTACATTGGGCCACCAAATAAGAATACCCTCTAATATTTCTGATATTATAGAGGCATATAAAGTTTTAAATAAATAAATTATGGGGAAAATTATAGGTGAAAATTTCGCTCCTTTTGTAGATAAACAAATAAAAGTTAGACAAGAAAAATTAGGATCTACTACTTACGATAACGAACTTATTTCATATACTACAAGTAAAGATAGTTGGTTACGCCTAACATCAGGAGTTAACATAGACCAAACTAGACTTAACAACCTCCCCGGCACCCCCATCGGAAAAGGTGGAATTCCTGAGGGATCTGGGTTAGCTGAGAGATATGTTTTATTTGGGGGGGCCAATAATACTACAACTTCTTCAAAACCTAAAGGAGGAATTGTAGACAATTATACTGATTCTATATTAAAAAATGCTTCCTATGGATTTGATTCAACTGCAAATTATGGCTTAACTCCACTCCCAGGTGTTACTTCTTTTAATATTAAACCTAAAAATAATGGTTCTTTAATAGAAGGAGAAATTAAAATTAAATGCTATAACGTACAACAATTTAATCATATTGAAGCTCTTTACTTGAGATTAGGATATACTTTACTTTTAGAATGGGGACACACTATATATTTTAAAAATGATAAATCCCTCGAAAGTGATGTCACCTCGGGTAACCAGGTATATAAAGAGTTTCTTCAAGCTAAAAGTGGAAATGATGAAGACCCTCAAACTTACATACAAAATAAAATAAAACAAACTAGATCAGATTCCTCAGGTAACTATGATGGTATGTTAGGTAGAGTGCTCAATTATAATTGGGAAGTTACTCCTGAAGGGGAATATAATATAACTGTAAAAGTTCTTTCCCCAGGAGATATTATAGAATCTCTTTCTATATCTACAAATCTACCCGGTGACAAACGTTCAGAACCCGATTCCCCTTCTTCGGGAATAGAAAATAAAATTGAATCAACAACTATAGGAAGAATATTGGGAGACTTTAAAAAACGTCTTGATGGTGTCTCTATTTTTTCAAGCGATGATTCCCCTCTTGGAGAACTTAAAACTGAAAATTTGGGCGTATATAGTGGTATTGTTGTTCCAACCCCACGTAAGGCATCTTATTTTAATTCTAACCTTACCAATGACTCTATAAAATTAAGTGCCAACCTAGAAGATTTAAATCCCTACAAAGATGAAATTATTTCTCCCCCTTCATCTCAACCCCTTAAAGAATTAATAAAACTTGAAGGAGAAAACTCAGACGAAGCTTTTTATTATATTAAATTTGGGGCGTTATTAAGGATAATTCAAAATTTTCTTCTATTATATAATACTACCGAAAATTCTACTCCTATAATAGGTATAAATTGGGAATATGATGAAAATCAATGCTTTATCCCCCTTGAAGATTTATTTTCATCAGATCCTCGTACTTGCTTAATACCCTCTAGATTTAAAACCGGAGTAGTAGAATTTTCTCTTGAAGGTTCCGATGAATTAGGATTTGAAAATACTTTTGATTTCAAAAAAATTAACCAGATTTTAGGATCAGATTTTTTAACTAGTAAAGATAAAAAAAATGATAAATTTACTTATAATTTTATGCATATTCATTTAAATATAGATTTAATTTTTAATATACTTGATAAAAACATAAACAGCGCAGGAAACTTAGCTTTAATTGACTTTCTACTAGCTTTGTGCACCCAAATAAATTCATCTTTATCTAATGCAACCGAATTAACCCCATTCCATGATACCGATGATAATATTTTATATATAGTTAATAAAAGAAACTCGAATAACATTTTACCTGATTCTGAAAAGGAAGCTTCAAAATTCCAAATAGGATTTTATAATAGTGGGCAAGGAAACATAACAGGTATTCAAAAGGGTAGTTTTGTAAAAAATATTTCTATAAACTCAACAATCCCTCCTAATTTTGCAACCCAAATAGCAATAGGGGCTCAAGCTAACAACACTAGCGTAGACCAAAATTCCTTTTCTTTTTCAAATTGGAATAGGGGATACACAGACAGAATAGTTTTAGATAAAAAAACTTCTGCTGAATCAACAACAGCAAAAGAAGAACAAATTAGGCAGGATAGAAGATTAAAATATGCTGAAACTGTAAAAAGTACAGAAATAGCAGTTATGCTTAATAGTACCTTTAGTTATAGTGCGAATCTTTACAAACTTTCTACAGCCATAAATAAATACTTTGAAATACGATCTTCTGAAAATATAAAAAAGGATAATTCTTTAACATCTCCCGTTTTAATTCCTATTTCATTATCTCTTACTATGGATGGTCTTTCTGGAATGAAAATTTTTCAAAAATACACTATCACAGATGAATTTCTCCCCCAAAGTTATAGGGATAATATAGAATTTATTATTAAAGGCATAAACCATACCATAGATGGTTCAGGATGGATTACTAATGTTGAAGGGCAGTTTATGCCCAAAGCTAGACTAAGTGAACCTATTACAGAGGATAATCCCCTCTTTACGGGCCCCCAAAATCAGTTTTAATTAATATTTATCAATATGCCCTATGTTCCCAAAAGTAGAATTCAAACTAATCTGTATACTGCGGGAAAGAACTATGTAATCAAAGGAACAACCCAACCTTACATTGGGTACTACTACAAAACATATAAGGGCCAATTATTTACAGGAAAAAATCCTGATAATAAACCCAATAGACTCCTAATCCCAATTCCTGAACCAGTACAAGCTAACCAAACTCAAGTCTATATTAAAGACAATGTTGAAAATGAAAATTATAAACTCTTAAGAGGAATCTCAGGAAATAATTTACGAAATTCCCCCCAACTATTCTTTACACAACCCACTGAACAGGATTACCAACTTGGTGAATTTAGAAGATTTTTTTGTAAAAGTAGAAATGAATTTATTTATTTAGAAACTTCCGAATCTGACTATAACGCATTAGTTCAAAATAGTCCAACTATAGATTTCCAAAACTGGGTACCTTTTAATATACCTTGGACATTAACAGGAGATGAAAATCAAGTATATCGTACAAATCATAGTATAGTAAAATTAAAAGAAAAAAATGAAGGTTTTTATGGATTAGGAAAATATCTTCAAGAGAAATATTTAAGGTACTATAAACCTTGAATATTTATAACGAAGAACCACTAATCTATGGCACAAAAATTTATTATAGATAGAGATTTAGGAGCATTTTGTATACCTTACAAGGTTTCAACTCCCTCTACAATCCCCTCCCCTGGTAGATTAAGTCTTTATAGTAGTTTAGATGTTAGAAATACAACTCGTGTTGATATTAACATATCGGACCTTAATAATATTAACATATCGGATTACCTAAAAGATAGTACTAAAGGTAATTTAACAATACACAGTAAAAAATATCCTGCTAACTACGCAGTTTTTCCTTACACAGCTGTAACGGATAATACTAATTATATATCTTTTACAATAACTGCAGGAGCTAGTGCTCAATCTGGTAATTTTCCATTAAATGCTGAGGAAGAAGTTTGTATTGTATTAGATTATAATGACGGAACAGGAGGAGGAGGAAGCGGCTCATCAGGTACATCAGGATCATCGGGTGCCGAAGGCTCCTCAGGTACTTCAGGTACTTCAGGCACTTCGGGTTCATCTGGTGAAGATGGTGACATATATGCCGATTGTAGCACTCAAACCATTACCGATCCCCCTGGAGACCCCCTTAATATAAACATAGCCGCAGGACTAGCATATACAGTAGGTCAAACTGTAATACTAGCATATAGTGCCACACAGTATATAGTAGGAATAGTTAATTCATATAACTCATCAAATGGGGATATAGAAATCGATATTACTTCCCAAACAGGGAATTGGCCTACCCCTACTTCTCTACAATGGTGTATAAACCTAGAGGGAGCTCCAGGAGCAGCAGGATCATCAGGCACTTCAGGCACTTCAGGATCATCGGGTTCATCGGGTACTAGCGGTTCATCAGGTATGACAGGTGCTTCAGGTACATCCGGTTCTTCAGGTACTTCAGGTAGTTCGGGCACATCTGGCTCCTCAGGCTCATCTGGCACCTCAGGCTCATCGGGCACTTCAGGTATATCGGGTTCATCGGGTACTTCAGGTTCATCTGGTACTTCAGGTTCTTCAGGTTCTTCAGGTACCTCAGGCATAGACGGTTCCTCAGGCACTTCAGGTTCTTCAGGTTCTTCAGGCACATCAGGTTCATCAGGTACTTCAGGTTCATCTGGAATATCAGGTTCATCAGGTACTTCAGGTACATCTGGAGAATCAGGCTCATCAGGTACTTCAGGTTCTTCAGGTATGACAGGTGCCTCAGGTACCTCGGGTTCATCAGGCTCATCAGGTTCGTCAGGTACCTCAGGTTCCTCAGGTTCCTCAGGCACCTCAGGTATAGATGGTTCCTCAGGTACTAGTGGTTCTTCGGGTACTTCAGGTATAGATGGCTCTTCAGGTACCTCAGGTTCTTCAGGTACTAGTGGTTCTTCAGGCTCATCAGGTACATCAGGTACATCCGGCTCATCAGGCACTTCAGGTTTTTCAGGCTCCTCAGGCACCTCAGGTAGCTCAGGCACATCGGGATCATCAGGCATCAGTGGCTCTTCAGGTACTAGTGGCTCATCAGGCACATCAGGTACTAGTGGTTCATCAGGCACTTCAGGTACTAGTGGTTCATCAGGTATTAGTGGTTCATCAGGCACTTCAGGTTCATCGGGCACTTCAGGCATAGATGGCTCTTCAGGTACTGCAGGTTCATCAGGTACTTCAGGTTCTTCGGGTATGACGGGTGCATCAGGTACTTCAGGCTCTTCAGGTACTAGCGGTTCGGCAGGTACTAGTGGTTCTTCAGGCACATCAGGTTCTTCAGGCACCTCAGGTTCATCAGGATCGTCGGGTACCTCAGGTATAGACGGTTCTTCGGGTACTTCAGGTACTTCAGGCTCTTCAGGTACTAGCGGTTCTGCAGGTACTAGTGGTTCTTCAGGCACTAGTGGTTCTTCAGGTACATCAGGTTCATCAGGTACTTCAGGCTCATCAGGCATTAGTGGTTCATCAGGTACCTCTGGTACATCAGGCTCTTCAGGTGCCTCAGGTTCTTCAGGTACTAGTGGTTCTTCAGGAACCTCAGGCACCTCCGGCTCTTCAGGATCATCAGGTACCTCAGGTATAGATGGTTCTTCAGGTACCTCAGGTTCTTCAGGTACTAGTGGTTCTTCAGGTACCTCAGGCACCGCCGGCTCTTCAGGATCATCAGGCACCTCAGGTTCCTCAGGAATGACGGGGGCTTCGGGCACATCAGGTTCATCAGGTACTTCGGGTATCGATGGTTCATCTGGCACTTCAGGATCTTCGGGTACCTCAGGTTCTTCCGGCACCTCTGGGATAAATGGCTCTTCAGGAACTTCAGGCACTTCGGGTTCATCTGGCACTTCAGGTTCTTCAGGTACATCGGGTATTAGTGGTTCCTCAGGTACATCAGGTACTAGTGGTTCCTCAGGCACTAGTGGTATCTCGGGTTCCTCAGGTACTAGTGGCTCTTCAGGTACTAGTGGCTCTTCAGGTACTAGTGGTTCTTCCGGCACTAGTGGTTCTTCAGGTACTAGTGGCTCTTCAGGCACATCAGGCTCATCTGGTACCTCAGGTACAGCTGGCTCATCAGGTACTTCAGGTTCCTCAGGCACATCAGGTTCTTCAGGTATGACAGGTGCCTCAGGAACATCAGGTTCTTCAGGTACATCAGGTTCTTCAGGTACTAGTGGTTCTTCGGGTACTTCGGGTTCATCAGGTGAGGATGGTGACATATACGCCAATTGTAGTACCCAATCCCTCACTTCCCCCGCTTCGGGTACCCTTAATCTTGTTATAGGAATTGGATTAGCTTATACAACGGGACAAAGTATAATATTGGCTACCCCAGGTAATGTTAATAACCTAATTGAAGGAACGGTTGGGTCCTATAATTCGGGAACAGGGGGCATTAGTATTATAGTTACCTCTTCTACAGGGACTTTTAGTGGTTCTCAACAATGGTGTATAAACCTAGCGGGAGCCCCCGGAGCATCAGGTTCTTCGGGTACATCGGGTATCTCAGGTTCTTCAGGAACATCAGGTATCTCAGGTTCATCAGGCACTTCAGGTGCTGCAGGTTCATCAGGTACTTCAGGCATAAGTGGTTCTTCAGGCACATCAGGTTCTTCAGGTATGACAGGTGCCTCAGGTACTTCAGGTTCTTCAGGCACATCAGGTATTAGTGGTTCCTCAGGCACCTCAGGTTCATCAGGTTCATCAGGCACCTCAGGCACCTCAGGCGCCATAGGTATTAGTGGCTCCTCAGGTACTTCGGGTACATCAGGCTCTTCAGGTACTAGTGGTTCATCAGGTATGACAGGGGCCTCAGGCACATCAGGTTCATCAGGTACTTCAGGCAGCTCAGGTTCTTCAGGCACCTCAGGTGTTTCAGGTTCTTCAGGAACTTCAGGTAGTTCAGGCATTTCAGGCTCATCAGGTTCCTCAGGTACTAGTGGTTCCTCAGGTTCATCAGGTACTTCAGGCTCATCAGGCATTAGTGGTTCATCAGGTACCTCTGGTACATCAGGTTCATCGGGTACATCGGGTACTTCAGGTTCATCAGGTACTAGTGGTTCTGCAGGCACCAGTGGTTCATCAGGTATTAGTGGCTCTTCAGGCACCTCCGGTTCATCAGGTATGACAGGTGCTTCGGGTACATCAGGCTCCTCAGGTATTTCGGGCTCATCGGGAACTTCAGGTACATCAGGCTCATCGGGTATTTCAGGCTCCTCAGGTACTTCGGGTACATCAGGTTCTTCAGGTACTAGTGGTTCTTCAGGTACATCAGGTTCATCGGGTACTTCAGGCTCATCAGGTATTAGTGGTTCATCAGGTACCTCTGGTACATCAGGTTCATCGGGTACTTCAGGCTCATCAGGTACTAGTGGTTCATCAGGTACTAGTGGTTCATCAGGTACTTCAGGTACTAGTGGCTCCTCAGGTTTTAGCGGTTCATCAGGTACTTCAGGTTCTTCAGGCACTTCAGGCACTTCAGGCTCTTCAGGTGTTAGCGGTTCATCAGGTACTAGTGGTTCATCAGGTATGACTGGAGCCTCAGGTACTTCTGGTTCTTCGGGTACTAGTGGTTCCTCGGGTACATCAGGAGCTACAGGGGATAGTGGTTCTTCAGGCACATCAGGCTCATCGGGTACTTCAGGCTCCTCAGGCACTTCAGGTATAGATGGTTCTTCAGGCACTAGTGGTTCTTCAGGTACATCAGGTTCGTCAGGTACTTCAGGGGCTACAGGTGAGGATGGCTCATCAGGCACATCAGGTTCATCAGGTACGTCAGGTTCATCAGGCACCTCAGGAGCTACAGGTGAAAGTGGCTCTTCAGGAACTTCAGGTTCCTCGGGTATAACAGGTGCTTCAGGTACTTCAGGTTCTTCAGGTACTTCAGGTTCTTCAGGCACCAGTGGCTCTTCAGGCATTAGTGGTTCTTCAGGCACATCAGGAGCTACAGGTGAAAGTGGCTCTTCAGGTACCTCAGGTTCCTCAGGTATGACAGGTGCCTCAGGCACATCAGGTTCTTCAGGCACTTCAGGTTCCTCAGGTACTAGTGGTTCTTCAGGTACTTCAGGTATAGATGGTTCTTCAGGTACAAGTGGTTCATCAGGTACTTCAGGTATAGACGGCTCTTCAGGCACCTCAGGTTCATCGGGTACATCAGGTTCATCAGGTACATCAGGTACTTCGGGTTCTTCAGGTATTAGTGGTTCTTCAGGCACTTCGGGTTCATCAGGTATGACAGGAGCCTCAGGCACTTCAGGTTCTTCAGGTACATCAGGTACTGCAGGTTCATCAGGTACTTCAGGTATATCGGGTTCATCAGGTACATCAGGTTCTTCAGGTATGACTGGAGCTTCAGGTACATCAGGTTCTTCAGGTACTAGTGGTTCATCAGGCACATCAGGCTCATCAGGCACTTCAGGTATAGATGGTTCTTCAGGCACTTCAGGCACTTCAGGTTCTTCAGGAGCTGCTGGAGCGGATGGTGATGTATACGCGGATTGTGCAAATCAAACTATTACTAGTGGTACCCCTCCACCATCACTTACTTTAACTTTTGCTACTGATTTAGCTTATACCGCAGGACAGAATGTAATATTAGCACATAGTGCTACCCAATTTATTGAAGGAACAGTAGATAGTTATACTCCCAATTCAGGGGTAATAGTATTAATTAATTTAACTTACACGGGAACATTCTCAGGTACTATAGAATGGTGTTTAAACTTAGCAGGAGCCCCAGGGGCATCGGGTTCATCAGGAACCTCTGGTACATCAGGCTCATCAGGCACTTCAGGTATAGATGGTTCATCGGGCACCTCAGGTTCTTCAGGTACATCAGGCTCTTCAGGTACTAGTGGTTCATCCGGTACTTCAGGTATAAATGGTTCATCAGGTACCTCAGGTTCTTCAGGTACATCAGGCTCTTCAGGTATATCTGGTTCTTCAGGTACATCAGGTACATCAGGTATATCGGGTTCATCAGGTACATCAGGTTCTTCAGGTATGACTGGAGCTTCAGGCACATCAGGTTCTTCAGGTACATCAGGTTCTTCAGGCACCAGTGGCTCCTCAGGTACTAGTGGTTCTTCAGGTACATCAGGTACATCAGGTGTATCAGGTTCCTCAGGTACCTCAGGCTCTTCAGGAACATCAGGTATAGATGGTTCTTCGGGTACTTCAGGTGCTGCAGGTTCATCAGGTACTTCAGGCATAAGTGGTTCTTCAGGCACATCAGGTTCTTCAGGTATGACAGGAGCCTCAGGAACATCAGGTTCTTCAGGTACATCAGGTTCTTCAGGCACTTCGGGTTCATCAGGTACTAGTGGTTCTTCAGGCACCAGTGGTTCTTCAGGTACATCAGGTACATCAGGTTTATCAGGTTCCTCAGGTACCTCAGGCTCTTCAGGTATGACAGGAGCTTCAGGTACTTCAGGTTCCTCAGGTACTTCAGGTTCCTCAGGTACTAGTGGTTCTTCAGGTACTTCAGGTATAGATGGTTCTTCAGGTACAAGTGGTTCATCAGGTACTTCAGGTATAGACGGCTCTTCAGGTACTTCAGGTTCATCGGGTACATCAGGTTCATCAGGAGCAACAGGTGAAAGTGGCTCATCAGGCACCTCAGGCTCTTCAGGTACTAGTGGTTCTTCAGGCACTTCGGGTTCATCAGGTATGACAGGAGCCTCAGGAACATCAGGTTCTTCAGGTACATCAGGTACTGCAGGTTCATCAGGTTCTTCAGGTACTAGTGGTTCTTCAGGCACTAGTGGCTCTTCAGGTACCTCAGGAGCTACAGGTGGAAGTGGCTCTTCAGGTACCTCAGGTTCCTCGGGTATGGCAGGTGCTTCAGGTACTTCAGGTTCATCAGGTACATCAGGTTCTTCAGGCACCAGTGGTTCTTCGGGTACTTCAGGTATTAATGGTTCATCAGGTACTAGCGGTTCTTCGGGTACTAGTGGTTCTTCAGGTACTTCAGGTTCTTCAGGTACCGGTGGTTCTTCTGGCACCTCAGGTATTGATGGTTCTTCAGGCACTTCAGGTTCATCAGGCACCTCAGGCTCTTCAGGTATGACCGGAGCTTCGGGTACTTCAGGTTCTTCAGGCACTAGTGGTTCTTCAGGTACTAGTGGTTCCTCAGGTTCATCGGGTATTTCAGGTACTTCAGGTTCATCAGGTACTTCAGGTTCATCAGGCACATCGGGTTCCTCTGGCACATCGGGCACTTCAGGCACTTCAGGTTCTTCAGGTATGACAGGTGCCTCAGGTACTTCAGGTTCTTCAGGCACTTCAGGTATAGACGGTTCATCAGGTACTTCAGGCACTTCAGGCACTTCGGGTTCATCAGGCACTTCAGGTTCTTCAGGCACTTCAGGTTCATCAGGTATGACAGGTGCTTCAGGCACATCCGGCTCATCGGGTACCTCAGGCTCCTCAGGCACTTCAGGTATAGATGGCTCTTCAGGTACTAGTGGTTCTTCAGGCACATCAGGCTCATCAGGTACCTCAGGCTCATCAGGTGCTTCAGGAACCGATGGAGATATCTATGCTGCATGTGTTAATAACCTTACAATTTCAAACCCTCCTTCATCCCCTCTTACTATTGCTATAGGATCCGGATTAGCTTATACTGCGGGGCAGAACATAATATTAGCAATTGATTCCTCTAATTTTATTGAGGGTACCGTAAACAATTATAACTCAGGAACTGGAAATATTGAAATTAATGTTACTTCTTCCACAGGGTCTTGGTCTTCAATTACCTCTTATACATGGTGTATAAACCTAGCAGGAGCCCCAGGAGCATCAGGTTCTTCAGGTACATCAGGTTCTTCAGGCACTTCAGGTACTTCAGGTATAGATGGTTCATCGGGCACCTCAGGTTCTTCAGGTACTTCAGGCTCTTCAGGCTCTTCAGGTACTTCGGGTTCTTCAGGTATGACAGGGGCTTCAGGTACTTCAGGTTCTTCAGGTACTAGTGGTTCCTCAGGTACATCAGGCTCATCAGGCACTTCAGGTTCTTCAGGAACAAGTGGTTTATCAGGCACCAGTGGTTCATCGGGTACTTCAGGGATTGCAGGTATAGACGGCTCTTCAGGCACATCCGGTTCATCAGGTATGACAGGCGCCTCAGGTACTTCAGGCTCTTCGGGTACTAGTGGCTCTTCAGGTTCTAGCGGCACCTCAGGAACAAGTGGTTCTTCAGGTACTTCAGGTTCATCAGGTACATCAGGTATAGACGGTTCATCGGGTACCTCAGGTTCATCAGGTACATCAGGTATAGACGGTTCATCAGGTACAAGTGGCTCATCAGGTACCTCAGGTATAGATGGTTCATCAGGTACAAGTGGTTCATCAGGTACTTCAGGTGTAGACGGTTCTTCGGGCACAAGTGGTTCATCGGGTACCTCAGGTATAGATGGTTCTTCAGGTACTTCAGGTTCTTCAGGCACTTCAGGTATAGATGGTTCTTCAGGTACAAGTGGTTCATCAGGTACTTCAGGTATAGACGGTACTTCAGGTTCATCAGGTTCATCAGGCACAGACGGTTCATCGGGTACTTCAGGTTCTTCAGGTACTTCAGGCATAGACGGTTCTTCAGGTACAAGTGGTTCATCAGGTACTTCAGGTATAGACGGTTCTTCAGGTACTTCAGGTTCATCAGGTACATCAGGTATAGATGGTTCTTCAGGCACAAGTGGTTCATCAGGTACTTCAGGTATAGACGGTTCTTCAGGTACAAGTGGTTCATCGGGTACCTCAGGTATAGATGGTTCATCGGGTACTTCAGGTTCATCAGGCACTTCAGGTATAGATGGTTCTTCGGGTACAAGTGGTTCATCAGGTACTTCGGGTATAAGTGGTTCATCAGGTACAAGTGGTTCCTCAGGCACCTCAGGCTCTTCAGGCACTTCTGGCTCCTCAGGTATGACAGGTGCTTCAGGCACATCAGGTTCATCAGGTACTTCAGGTTCTTCAGGTACTAGTGGCTCATCAGGTACCTCAGGCTCTTCAGGTACTTCAGGTATTAGTGGTTCCTCAGGCACTTCAGGTTCTTCAGGTACTTCAGGCTCTTCAGGTATGACGGGAGCTTCGGGTACATCTGGTTCTTCAGGCACATCAGGTTCTTCAGGTACTAGTGGTTCATCAGGCACATCAGGCTCATCAGGTACTTCAGGTACATCAATCACAGAAAATTGGTCTATATTAGATAGTGTACCTGCAGGATCCGTGGGTAACCCAGGAACTGATATTTTTAATACGGGGCTTAGCTTTGGCACATTCGATGTAGTTGAATTTGATGGAATGGTTATATTAAAAGGAAATAATAGCGGAACAGGAACCGTTGCTGACCCCTTCATCAGAGCAGGTGCTACATTGAAATTTACAGGTACCCTTTGGGCATTTTTAAGTAAAAACTATCTATATGATTTTACTATTACTGAAGTAGATGGAACATTCGTTTCACAAAGTGTAACTACTGAAATTGCTCAAACCCAATTAATAAGTATAGTAGCCACAGACCCCGGAAATAAGACCCAAGGGTCCTATGGTCCTGTTGGTATTACAGGAGGAGGAACAGGAGCACAAGCCACAGTTGTAATAGGAAATACAGGACTTGCTACTTCAATAATAGTAACAGATGGGGGAAGTGGATATTCAACAACTACAGCAATCACAATTGATGGGGCCGATATAGGAGGAACAACATCCACCGATGATGTAGTGTTAAACCTTACGATCCCATACTTAGTTCCTGAATACACTAAATCCAGACTAAACTTGGAACAAATATACATTCAAGCAGAGGATGTTGATGTTACAAACAACATTCTAAGATTTAAAGTATACAATACTCTTGATTATAGCTTATTCTACAAGCATTCATTAACATTTAGAATTTTTAACGATTTGTAATAATTAAAAAATGAATACATTTAATCAACAAATCATAACATTTGAAGATGAATTTTTTAATGTAGAATTTCCTGTAATTCCTATTCAATATAATATTCAATATAACTTAGCAGCAGATGATAATGTTTGGTGGGGATGTTCTACCACTTTTGGAGGTGTTTCTATTTTAGAAAAGGCAAATAGTAACTGGGATGGAGGGATCTTTACAGGAAACATATTAAGTTCTATTACTACTAATACAACAGATGCAACCATCAATCTTTTTCAATACACCATACCCACTCTACCCGGAGAAGATGGTGGTGGGGCTAAAATTACTACTCAACAAACTGCGGGTGTGATCACTTATGCTTTTATAAATGATGGAGGAGTAGGATATGAAGATGGAGACACTTTAACCCTACCATCATCTGCTCTTGGAAGTACTACAGATGCTATTATAACTTTAACATCCAATAATCTCCCAACGGAAATACCTCCCTCTACAGGAAACATATACCTTACTGCTACAGATAATGGAACGGGTCCTGCTCTTGTTACTGTAGAATTTACCCAAGATGATTACGAAGCTAGTGGAGGCCCCTTAGAAACAGGCGAAACTTATTATTGGGAATTGATTGCAGGTGAAACCTTAAATTATAGTGCTATCTACAATGTACCTACCCAAGTAATAGCTCAAGGTACTTTACAAGTAAGACCCTCAATTTTTAGTGCTGAAGGATATAGACCCTAATCATTACAATATTTATTAATATAATATAAAAAATAAAAAATGGCATCTTTTAATCAAGACTTTATAAAATTTGAAGACGATACTTTTCTTTTACTATATACTTTCACAGATTTAACTTCCAACTTTGATACTAACTGGGATGCATGGTGGGGGTGTTCTTTAACTGAAGGAGGAGTATCAGTATTAGAGAAATGCACAAGTGTATGGGTACCAGGTATGCCTTCTTCACCCTTCCAAGTTGTTATCCCCAACGGAGGAACTCAAATCCAAGTATTTTTTACCCAAGCGGATTTTGTAAATAGTGGTGGAGTCCTAACAGAAAACGTAACATATTATACCGAATTAGTAGTTAGTCCTACGGGTGATGAAGATACAAGTTTAGTAGCAGCCGTAGGGACCTTCATACCTAAGAAATCAATATTTACTTCTGATGGGTACAGACCAATATAATGAGTTGTAATCTAGATGCAAGTTTAACAGGATCCATTTTAACAGGTATAGTTGGAGGTCCCCTTTTAGGATCTAACTTTCCTACCCTTACAATAGATTCTACATTGTGGAATGTTGAAGAACTTAATGCTTCTTTAACTGCTTCTCTAGATGCTTCTTTAACTACTACTTTAAATGCCGCTTTAACTGCTAGCTTGCTTGCTAGTTATGAACCTGTTAAATACCTAACAGCTGAATATTGTATTAAAATTGCTGCTACTTAAACTATTTATATTTATAATCAATGGCTACAAAAACTAATTATAATGTAAAAGTAGAACTAGATCCTACCGAATTTCCCTCTGTAGATAGAGCGGTTATATGGGACGCTTCAAGTGGTAGTTTTGCCTTAACAAGTTCTATTGGAGGAGGA